AAGGCGGAAAAACAGCCCTGGAAGTAGAGGTTATTTGTTATAAAGCGATTGTTAAAGCTGAAAAGCTAAATCTAACTAAGCAAGTATTCCCCACAGGTAGAAAGGTTTTATATATTGCTCCTACTCAATCTCAAGCTAGAAATATCGTCTGGCAAGCCTTAAAGAATCGTCTGCATAATATTGGAAAGTCCAATGAACAGATGTTACAGATGCAGGTTCCTAATGAGGATGGAGAAATAACTACAATCTTTGTTGGTGGCTGGGAAAACCGAGAGAACTATCGAGGTTTAACTGATGTTATCCATATTACTCTTGACGAGACTGATACACTAAGGGATTTCATTATCTCCTGGCTTGAAATTTTTAGACCAATGTTTCTTGATACTGGTGGAACGGCTGATTTTGTTGGCACACCTAAAAAAGAAAATCCTAATTTAAAGAGACTAGAAAAAGACTTCAAGGATAAGGGAGATGACTTTGCTAGTTTCCACTTTACTTCAAGGGATAATCCCCATCTATCAGTCGCTGAAATTGACTCACTTGAGAAAGAGTATAAAAATGATAGAGAGTCATATCGCCAAGAGATTTTAGCTGAATACATTGATAATGCAGGGGCTTTATTTAAGTTTGAAGCTCTAGTTGATGTCTTTTCTAATACTATTGCTAAGGAAAATGGCCGTTATTTAATTGTTGATGTAGCAGATGATGGTTCCGATAAGACTAAATTTAGTTTTTGGGAAGGTCTGGAGGAATATCGTCGAGAAGAATTTGAGAGACTTAATACTGAAAATATCATAGTTAAGACTCGTGAATATGCCGCTACTGAACATATCCCATACTCTCATATTGCTGTAGATGCTATCGGTGTTGGGGCTGGTGTAGCATCTAGTAGCCTATTAGACGGTATTATAGGCTTTAAGTCATCATATGCCCCAATTAAGACTGACCTTGATATTGTTCGCTTACCTAATGTTGGGTATGTCAAAGAAGCACCTTTAGTCTCAGACTATAAGAATCTTCGTTCTCAGTGTATCTTCACCCTAGCTAACCTAGTTAATAATCACGAGATTGCTTCACGAGTAACAGGCCGACAAAAAGAAGCTATCATTGAAGAATTAGCCACATATCAAGATGCCTCACTAGGAGATGGAAAGCGTATGGCCACTCCTAAAGAACAAGTTAAGGACGCTATAGGACATTCACCTGATGACTCTGACACTTGGATTATGAGAATGTATTTTGTCATTAGGAATAAAATGATCCCTGAACAATCAGAGGAAAGAAGTCGTATTATCGACCAGCAAATCAGTAAATTACAAGCTAACCGTAAGAATCTAAGTTCTAATCAGACAAGATAATTGTTGACAAAAGGTTTTTGTGTTATAATGGACACAAATTTATATCAAATGTCCTTTAATTAAATAACTCGACGGGGTTAATACTAATTAAAAATGAAAACATTATTGAAATATTTAACCCTAGCGTGCTTGTTTTCTCTCGTCGTTGTCTCAATCTATTCTAATCTAAAAGCCGAACCTGCTATTGGTAGTGTTATCCAAGGTAGTGAATACCAGGCTACTACGACTGTATATATGCAAGCTGGAACCCAGCGACGTATTTTAGCCAATGCCGGGACTGTTGGTTCTATCGTCGTAGCAAGTTCATCCGCTACTACCTTCAAAGTCTGGGATGCCACTTCTACCACTGATATTGCATCAACTACAGTTGTTCACTTTGTTGCTTCCCCAACAATGGGGACTTACACCTTCGATGTGGCTTTAACTAGGGGCTTAGTGATTGAATTACCCACAGGTTTTAACGGTTCCTATACAGTCACCTATCGGACAAATAACTAATGAATAAGACATTAAAGACATTATTAGCAGTCCTTATTCTAGTAGGCCTACTAGTGTCTTTTAAGTTTAAGATTTATCAAGCGTTAGGAAGTGTGAATATTGCTAGTGAATATCAGTCAACCAGCACTTTAGCAATGGCAAACCAAGATAATGTCATTACAACTAGTTCAAGTGTAGTTGGTTCAATCATTGTTTCTAGCTCTTCCGCCACTTCATTTAAGATTTGTAACGCCACTTCTTCAACCGATATTGCTTCGACTACTATTGCTCACTTCAAAGCCTCACCTGATAATAAGACCTACACTTTAGATGTCGTCGCTCCTAGAGGTATTATTGTTAAGACACCTCCTGGTTTTAATGGAAATTACACCATAACTTACCGCTAAAATGGAAACAGAAACTTCTTATGTAAGTATCATCCAAGAAACCATCGAAAAAATGGAAAGGGACTATATTAGTGGAAATACTACTCTTTCCAAGTATGTTTCTGAATCAATGTCCGAGACAATCAATACTATTGAAGCTTATATCCACTCTAAACACATCTCTGGGTTACTTGATAGTTTAGACCGGGAAAAACCATTTTTTAATATTATTACTGCTTCAATCAATATTTGGTTTAGAGCCACAGATATTGACAGAAAAGATATTAAGATAAGCCCTAGCAAAGAATCGGATGTTATTTCCTCGTTACTGGCTACCGTAGTTATCTCTGACTGGATGAAGAAAGAAAGATTTGGTGAATTTCTTAACGAATGGGGGAGAACACTTGCTCGTTTTGGATCGGCCATTGTTAAATTTGTGCCAAAGAAAGATAAACTACATATTATTGTCGTCCCTTGGACCAAATCTATCGTTGACTCAGTTGACTTTGAAAACAATCCTAAAATTGAGTTACTTGAATTGACTCCATCTCAATTAAGAAAGAATCCTAACTATGACCAGGATATTGTTGAATCTTTAATTAAGGCTTCACTTACTACTCGTGAGACTAATGATAAGGTTAAGAAAGATAGCAAGACTGGTTATATAAAACTCTATGAGATTACTGGAGAATTTCCTTTGGCTGAAATTACTGGAAATGAAAAAGATGCTGATACCTATGTTCAGCAGATGCACACGGTATCTTTTGTTCAGAATTCAACCAATAAAAACTTGAATGATAAGTTTACCCTGTTTAAAGGTCGTTTAGATTATGACCCATATTTTTTGACTCATCTGATTAAAGAAGAAGGTCAGACTTTAGCAATCGGCGCAGTCCAACATCTCTTTGATGCCCAGTGGATGATGAATCATAGTATTAAAGCTATGAAAGACCAGCTTGATCTGGCTTCTAAGTTAATCTTCCAAACTGCTGATGGTAATTTTGTTGGTCAAAATGCATTATCCTCTATTGAGACAGGGGACATTCTAATTCATAGTACTAATTTCCCCATCACTAAAGTCGATAATAGTTCTCACGATATTGCTCAGTTCCAAAACTTCTCTAATCAATGGAAAGTCTTGAGTAATGAAATCAATGGCATCTCTGAAGCTATGCTTGGGCAGAATCCTCCGTCAGGTTCTGCTTGGAGACAGACTGAGGCTTTGTTAAATGAATCCCACTCTCTATTTGAATTGATGACTGAGAATAAGGGATTACAATTAGAGCAAATGTTCCGCGAGTATATTATTCCTTATATCAAGAAGCATTATCTAAATCACTCTAAAGAAATTGCCTCCATTCTTGATTCCCAGACTATCAAAAAGATAGATGCTAAATATATCTCAAATAAGGCAAATAAGGTTGTTAATAAAAAGATTAAGGAGATGTTACTAAATGGTCAGACTCCTACTCCTGAAATGCAAGGTCAGATGACAACGATGACCCAAGGAGCTATCCAAACTAATCTTCAAGATTTAGGCAATACTCGATTCTTTAAGCCATCTGAAATTAGTGATAAGACCTGGGGAGAAATCTTAAAAGACTTAGAATGGAATTTAGACATTAACATCACTGGCGAAGCAAAAGATATTAGCCAAATGATGACTACTCTAAACACAGCTCTAACGATGGTAGCCCGAAATCCAAACATCCTCCAGGACCCTAATATGAAGATAATCTTTAACCGCATTATAGAATTGACCGGAGTTATTAGCCCCACTGAATTAGTAGATACACCAGCACCAATAGCAAGCCCTATGACGGGTCAGGTCGAAGCTAACAAATTACCAGCCCCAACCAATCAATAAAAATCAATAAATATGGCTAAGTCAATGAAAAAGAGTATGAGTAAATCTTCTAGCAAGTCAAAGTCAAAAACTTGTCCTACTTGTGGTCAGAAGTGTTAATAATAAGTTAAATCATATGCCCCTGTTAAAAGGAAAAAAGAATATTGGTAAGAATATTAAAGAGTTAGAGTTAGATAACAAAAAGTCAGGTAAAGCGAAGGTAATAATGGCAAAATTAGAAGTAAGAAACAAATCCTTGCTATCGCTCTATCAAAGGCTGGTGTATCTAAAAAGAAATCTAATAAGAAATAATAAGTAAATTATGACGGAAAAAAAACCACAAACAATGAGATTGTCAGATGACGAACTAGCCTTCATTAAGGACAGTTTTTCTGACAATGATGACCTGCTTAAATCAATCAGAAGTTTGATGTATGGAAACGAATTATCAGATACTCAAAAGACTGATATTGTTAAATGTTTTAGCTATCCTGGTTCAGTAGATATTATCCGTAAGATTTTTCTGCCAGAAGTTAGCAACAATGTTCCAATTGGACAGGTCGCTGACCTATACTTGAATGTTGATTTATCTGGTAAAGATAGTTCCCAAGCAATTGATTTAATCTATGCCAGAAATCTTTTGATTGAGAAAATCAATAATGCTTTAAAGCTATTAACCAATCCTGATTTATTTAAACCATCAACCGACTTAGTTTTTAATGTTAAGTCTGATGTAGATATATCAGAATTTATTTCAAGAAACCAGTATATTTCTCAAGTTGACTTCTCTCTAATCCAAATCAAATTATTAGCTGGTCTTAAAGTTGAAACAGTAGAAGAAACTAAAAAGAGATTAAGCCAAAATAGTAGCAAATAATAGCCGTATGGTTATCGCCACCTTACCAAAAGTGATTAATAGTTATCGCACTTAAAGTGAAATTATGGAAGACGAAATTAAAGACGACATCATCACGCCTGAAAATAACGATGAAAAAGAAGAATTAGACATTGACATTGAAGAAGATGGAGAACCTGAAAAGAAGATTGAAACTCCTGAAGCTAAGCAAGCTCGTTTAAAAAGGATGCTTGCCCAGCACGAAAAGAAATTTAATCTTATTGACGGAGAACCATCTAAGAAGAAGCCTGAAGAAAAAACAGAGAATAAAGATGATAACGATTTATCTCAATCTGATGTAATTTCTTTAGTTAGAGCTAATATTGAAGATGATGATATCGAATATGTAAAGCGATATGCCAAACTTGAAAATATCACAGTTTCTGAAGCTCTAAAGAAGCCTGAACTCAAATCTCTTCTTAGTGTTAGAGTTGAAACCAGGGCTACTGCTGAAGCTTTAAATGTCAAACCATCTCGTAAAGGTGCTGAGACAGTTACTAGCGAAACTTTACTTAAAAATCTGTCTGAGGGGAAAGTCCCCGAACCAGGAAGTAAAGAAGCTGAAGATTTGTTCTGGGCTAAGCGAGGTGGAAAAAGGTAACATCGACGGGGGAATTATAAAAATAATATTATTCCCCAATGAATACCCAATCCACATATGGGGCACGAGATAAGTATTTCAAAAGTCAATACGAAATTGTTTTGCGAAATGCTCTTGTTGCCGAAAAGATTTGTGCTGTTGACCGTTCTGATTTAAAACGAATCCAGAACCCTTATGGCTCTCAACCAACTGCCACTATCCAGGCTGTTGCCGGAACCTACTCTGTTAGTGCTTGGACTGTCACTGATGACGCTCTGACTGTCACTGATGAAGTGAACTACGCTGAACAAGTGTTTGCCCACGAGACTTTCTTTGCAGTATTTGATATTGCTGCTTCTCGCTTGGACAATATGATGTATGCCGTTGCTTACGGTATTGACAAGTTTGTGCTTAATAATCTTTGTGAGGATGCGGTTGGTGCTTATACTACCCCTGCTGGTGGTTTCACTACTTCCGCCAACATCAATACGATTATGGCCAACTTGATTTCTAAAGTTGCTGGCTATGCTGATGCTTATCAAGGTTTGTTCTTGGTCGTTGAGAATACTGATTTAGTTGGTTTCGCTATCGCTGGGGCTACTAACGGCTTCTCAATGGCTGATGCTGTCTTGAAAAATGGTTTTATGAATAACTGGATGGGTGTCGATATTTATATCGTCCGCTCTGGGACTTTCGTAGATGCTACTATCGGGACTACCTCTGTTACTAACTCTGGTCATCGAGTATTCGGAGTTAAAGGTGTGGCTTCTTACGCTTCTCCTCGTGGTCTCCAATACGAAGAAAAATCAGTCTCTGGTAAGACTGGTAAAGAAATCGTAGTTTACGGCTTGATTGGTTTCAAACTCTGGGCTCAGAAAACTGGCTTAGTGGTTGACATTACTTTAGCTTAATCATTATCAATATCCCTTGTGGGGTATTGTGGTGACATCTCCCCCGTCGAGTGTCACCACACAACCTCATAAGGATTAAAAAAAATAAATGGCAAAAAAAGATACAAATGAAGAGCAGGATATTCAGGTCGGTGACCCACAGTCCTTGCGACCAGTTGATTTGCCACTAGTTGTGATCTTGCCAGATGATGCTAGTAAGGCTCAGATTGCTTATGCAAAGGTTCTCAATGTTTACGCATACAAGAATCCAACTAAGTGGGCTATCAAAAAAGATGTTTTGATTCAGACTTTGAGAAGTTTGAAAGATGCACCAGACCCAATCGAAAATCCTGACGCTTCTCTCACTCTCAATAAAAATATTATCAGCTAACCCAAGCATAAATGAATAAAAATTTATCAATTTGGGTAACAATTCTAACGGTTATTGCCGTCTGTGTGTCCCTGTTGGCTTACTTTCGACCAGTAACTGTTGAGAATCCTAGTAATCCAAGTAAACCTGTCGTTGGAGCGGCTGGCCCTGATATGCCTTATACCTATATCTCGGTCAATGGTTTAACTACTCAGTATTTCCACATTCCTATGAATGTTGGTTCATCTACTGTCTGTAGTATCCCACCTCCAACTTCTACTTCAACTTTTGATTCATTCCCGTCGGCTTTTTTCCAAACTGGATCGACAACCGCAATGCAAATCCAGATGGCTTTAGCTAAAAGCCCTTATGCAACGACAACTGTCATTGCTAATGGGATAGTAGGCGCTAATGCGACTTACACCACCTTAGTAGGAACGACTACTTCTAGTATCAATGGCTCCGTTGTTGGACCTAATGACTACCTAAACGTCAATGCAGCTGGTGGAGCGACTAATGTCTTTAGTCCAACTGGCTATTGCGATGTTATGTATCAGCAACTCTAAGATTGTTTCCTCCTCTTGCCCCTAGTTTTAAATTCTTCAGGGGGCAAGAATGGGGAAGTAACCCATTAACAAAAAAACAATGTCAATTCCATTTAGTGATACAGTTAATCGAAACGGAGTAATCCAGTTAATTGAAAAAAATCTGGGTTTTAGTCCTGGCGATATCAGTGGTAATGCCGATTTATTAGCCGATTTTACAGCTGATGTAAACTTAACGATTGATGAAATACTAGGTTTTATGTTTCCTTTGGGGGGCACCTGGCAATTAGATGATTCCAATCATACTGATTACCCTATCGTCTATGCCAATATTGTTTTAGGTCAAAGAGACTATACCTTCACTACTGACGAGCAAGGAAACTACATCTTAGACATTTATAAGGTCACAGTCGCTGACCCTAGAGGGGTTTATCGGGAACTTGAGGCAGTGGACCAACAAACTTTGAATGGAGCTAATTACAATACAGACACTTTAATTGATGGTCAAAATTCTTCTGGTATTCCAACTCGCTACGATAAAACTGCTAATGGAATTTTCTTAGACTTAATCCCTAATTATAACTACACCAGAGGTTTACAAGTTTTTATCAATCGAGAGGCTTCATATTTTACAGTCGCCGATACTTCTAAAAGGTTGGGTTTTGCTCATCTTTTCCACGAATATCTAGCTTTAAGGCCATCATATATCTATGCTACTCGTAAGAGTATGCCAATTGCTGGTGGGAGGCTAAAAAATGGGGCCTACACCGGCCTAGCCTCAATGGTAGCAAATATGAAAGAAGAGATTAAAAATTATTATGGTAGTCGAGAAAAAGATGCTCCAGCTAAGATGCGTCCCAATGTTGAAAATACACGATAATGGCTACTTTATTTAATCTAAAAAAGAATAACGGAGTAACTCAATTTGATATTGCTCAATTTGATATCTCTGTTTTTAATGCTTGGGAAAATATGCAAAAAAGTAATTCAAACATTAGCAATTTAGTCAAATCAAATAATGGTATAGCTATCTTCGATTTTTCTACTTTTGATAATGCGTCATTTAATAATTGGTTTAATAAACAAAAATCAACATAGTATGAAAAAAATCTTTATATCAATCGGTTTAGCCAGTCTTGCTTTTTCTAGTGTTGCGTATGCTGCCTTTCCAACTAATCTTAGTAGCTGGACATCTGGGAATACTATCACTTCGGCTTGGGCTAATGCTTTAGAAGCTAAAATTGGGGCTGATAATTCGGCGGTTACGACATCTTTAGACTATCTAGTTAGAAGTCTATTATTGAATGAGTATTATTCTCAAGTCAAAGCATCATCAACTGTGAATCTGTATGTCCACGCTTCAACGACAGTTGCCAAAGCTTATTCCGACAATACTTTTACTGGAGTCAATACTTTTACCCAAAAAGTAACAATCCCAACAGCTAGCGTTTCTGATACTGATAAAGCGGCTAATGTGTCATTTGTTCTAGCTCAAACCTCTGCTGGTGTGGCTTCTGCTACTCCTAGCATTGCTGGTAAGGCACGTTTATCAGTTACGGCTTCTAACGTTAATGACCCGATTGTTGCCGGTGATAATGACCCAAGATTGTTGTCTCAATGGGTGCTTGCTACTAGCTCCACTTGGAATGGTATGGCAACAGCTACATTTAATGTTACTCCCGGTTTTAGGAAGTATAAGATTTCTTACGATTTCCACCCTATAAACACATTACTTGGTTATGCTAAATTAAAATTAAATCAGTCAGCTACTTCTTCTAATCAGTATGAATCTAATGGTTTGCAAAACAGCACTCTAGCTTCTAATCAAGACTATCAAGGTTGGGTTTTAAATGGCTATAATCAATATTACGCTACGACAACTGCTCAATCAGGTGGAGAATATACTATCAATAATGCTACCTCTAGTCGCCCGACTTATTATGGTTCGTCTAATGGTGGAACATTGATTGACT